CGCGCGTTTGAAGAGGAAGTCATGGAATCGGGCTTCGGCGAAGCTCCTGTGAAGACTGAAGGCGCTGGCGTTTCGTACGACCAAGCACAAGAGGTCTACACTGCTCGCTACACCCACGAGACCATCGCCCTGGCGTTCTCGCTGACCGAAGAAGCCGTTGAGGACAACCTCTACGACCGCCTGTCGGCCCGCTACACCAAGGCTCTGGCTCGCTCCATGGCTCAAACCAAGCAGATCAAGGCTGCAGCTGTGCTGAACGGCGCTTTCACCACCTCTATTGGTGGCGACGGTGTTGCTTTGTGCTCCACTGCTCACCCCACTCTGAGCGGTCCAAACCTGTCCAACACTCTGGCCACTGCCGCTGACTTGTCCGAGACCTCCTTGGAACAGGCCCTGATCGACATCGCAGCGTTCACCGATGAACGCGGCCTGAAGATCGCCGTGCAAGGCTTGAAGTTGATCATCCCCAAAGAGCTGATGTTCACTGCTGACCGTATCATGAAGTCCACGCTGCGCGTCGGTACTGCTGATAACGATGTCAACGCCATCAAGAACATGGGCATGGTGCCTCAGGGCTACGTGGTCAACAACTTCCTGACCGATCCAGATGCGTTCTTCCTCAAGACTGACGCACCTAACGGCATGAAGATGTTCGAGCGCGTGTCCATGAAGACCGGTTTCGAAGGTGACTTTGACACCGGCAACGTCCGTTACAAGGCCCGGGAACGCTACAGCTTCGGCTTCAGCGACCCACGCGGTATGTTCGGTTCGCCAGGCGCAGCCTAAGCGAAAAAGGGTCGGGGGTTCCCGGCCAATAAAAAGGGGCTTCGGCCCCTTTTTCTTTTTTTGTAAATAGGTTATATTGGACGCACTCCGGGGTTTCTCGGCGCATCTGACAGTCCCGGCTGACGACATGCAGATAGATGCGCCTCAACTTGCATGTAAGGAAAATCATGGCAAACACCACGTTTACCGGCCCAGTTCGCTCGCAGAACGGCTTTCAATCTGTCACCGTCAGCCCCACCTCCGGTGCTGTTACTGTAGATGCCACTTTTGGCACCGCTACCAGCGTGACCGATTTGACAACTACCAACCTGGTTTTCACTGATCAGAACCACCCCACAAAGGCCGCGATCAACGCCACCGCAACCGCCACCGCCGCTGAAGTTGCAACCGGCTACATCACATCCACTTCGGCTGCCGCTACGACCATCACTTTGCCTACCGGCACTTTGCTTGGCGCAGCTCTTGGCGCTACTAAAGGCACTGTGCTGGAACTGTACGTGGACAACACCGGCGGCGCAAACACCGTGACTATTGCTGTTGCAGTCAACGGTATCTTGTCCAGCGCAGCTGCTGACACAGCCGGTTCGTTTGGTGACCTGACTGTGGCCTCTGGCGTTACCGGCTTGGCACGATTCACCATCATGTTCTCCAGCGCCACAGCATACGTCTTCACGCGTACCGCTTAACCAGGGGCCATCATGAGCAACAGCAATATTCAGGCAGTCACAAAGACTGCTGATGGCCATGCAGTTGCGGGCCGCACAAGAGTAGCTGGTATTTACTTCACAAACACCGCTACAGCCGCGTCTTTTTCCCTGAAGAACGGCAGCACTACCGCAGGCACAGCCCTGCTGACCATTGTTACACCTGCTGCGGCTGGAGCTACTGACCTTATCCTCCCGGATATGGGAATTCTCTTTGACTCAGGGGTGTTTATTGATGTTTCCAGTGCTGAAGTTACCAGCGTGACACTGTTGTTTTATGGTGGGGCAGCGCAGTAATGGCTAAAAAGACCCCCTCCCTTTCGGTCGGTCGCGGCGAGAAATTGCCCGTCTCCAAGGGGGCGGGCTTGACTGCCAAAGGCCGTGCAAAGTACAACGCGGCAACGGGCAGCAATTTGAAAGCCCCGCAGCCTGAGGGCGGTAAGCGCAAGGACTCGTTCTGCGCGCGCATGAGCGGCATGCCGGGACCGATGAAAGACGAGAAGGGTAAACCGACTCGTAAGGCCGCCGCCCTGGCGCGATGGAAGTGCTGACATGGAGATGATGGTATGGAACATCGTTTTGACAGCGGTAGTGGGCCTCATGGGGTTTTTGCTTAAAGGCAAGTTCGACGAGCTGTCCAGGCTCGGAATTTTGCTTAACCGCACACGCGAAGAGGTTGCCAGGGACCACATCACGCGCAGGGAAGTGGACGATCGAGTTGAGAAACTTGTTGTCCACATGGATCAACGGTTTAACCGAATCGAGCAAAAGCTCGATGACATGCAAAAAGGACGGATGACATGAAAGCACCGATGAAAATGGTCAAAAAAGGCGGCAAATCAGTGCCTGCTTTTGCGGCCGATGGCGTTGGCAAAATGAAAAAAGGCGGCGCGGTAGGCATGCACAAGATGCCTGACGGCAAGATGATGAAAGACTCTGACATGGGCGACAAGATGGGTCGTGCTGTCAAACGTAAAACGGCCGACGTCAAGGGCCGTGCAATGAAAAAAGGAGCATGATCATGGCTGGTAAAGGAATGGGTTGCGCCACTCGTGGCGGCGGTGCTGTTGAAAGCGGCCCTGCAAACAAGGTAATGTCCGAAACAAGCAAGACCACTGGTCCTGTTCGCATGAAAAAGGGCGGCATGGCCAACAAAGGCGGCATGAATGAGCACAAGCGCATGGCCATGGGCAAGCCCATTGGCAAAATGGGCGGGGGCATGATGGCCAAGGGCTACAAAAAAGGCGGAGCAGCCTGCTAAATGGCCACATCAGGCACCACCACATTCAACCTGTCGATTGACGACCTGGTTGAGGAAGCATTTGAGCGCTGTGGCATGCGGCCAACCAGTGGGTTTCAACTCACCTCGGCCCGCCGATCGCTCAACTTGCTTTTCCTTGACTGGGCCAATCGCGGGCTGAACCTGTGGACAATTGAGCAAGCCACTTTCCCGTTGACCGCTGGCGTCAACGAGATTGCCTTGGACGAGTCGGTTGTCAATGTGCTTGAGGCGGTCATTCGTCAAAACAACCAAGGCACCAACACGGATGTGTACATTGAGCGCATCAGTCGTGAGGACTGGCTCAACGTGCCTGACAAAACAACGCAGGCTCGCCCTGCGCAGTTTTATGTCGAGCGCACCACCATCCCCAAGGTGTACTTTTACCCTGCCCCGGCTGCTGGGTACACGTTTGTGTATTACCGCATTCGCCGTATCCAAGACGCAGGAAGCTATGTCAACACGGCGGACGTGAATTTTCGCTTCTTGCCTTGTTTGGCGTCCGGCTTGGCGTACTATCTTTCTCTGAAGTTTGCTGCTGATCGCGCTGCGGCGCTCAAGGCGATTTATGAGGAAGATTTCCAGCGCGCCGCTCTGGAGGATCGCGATACTGCAAGCGTGCAGTTCGTACCGGACATGGGGGTGTGACATGGCTTTTGCGTCAGGCATGCACTCCTATGGGCTGTGCGACTACTGTGGCCAGCGCTACCGGTACAACACCCTGCGCAAGAATTGGCGTGGCTTTATGGTGTGCCCAGATGACTACGAGCCAAAAGAGCCGCAGCTTGAGCCCTTACGCTACAAAGGCGATGCCATTGCGTTGCGCGATCCGCGTCCCGACCGCATCGAGCCTGTGTCCGTCTTTGTTGGCGCACCAGGCTTTACCGCTTTTCAAAGCTATGGCAGTGTGCGCGGTGGCACTAACATGCAGCCGTACGTACAGGACCAAGCGCTCATCGCGCAAGGTGTTGTTGGATCAGTGACTGTGAGCATTTCATGACCTACGACGAACTTGTCACCAACATCCGTAACTACACCGAGGTAGGGAGTAACGTCTTTACTGAGCCGGTGATCAACACCTTCATCACCATGGCGGAGAACCAGATTCTTCGCGAGATTGACTTGGACGTGTTCAAGCTGGAAGTTACCGGCAACATGACCCAGGGCAACAGGTTCCTAAGCGCCCCTTCGGACCTGCTCACGCATCGTTACATGATTCTGACGCCGGCCAGTGGCGAGCAGATTTTCTTGGACTTTCGGGACACATCCTTCATGAAGGAGTACTGGGCGAATGGCACTACACAGGGCACGCCCAAGTACTATTCAGTGTGGGACCAGAACACTTTTTACATTGCGCCTACGCCAAATCAGGCCTACAGCGTGGAACTGGGCTACATCTACCGCCCGGCGCAGCTGTCGTCCGCCAATCCGACGACTTGGGTCAGCATCAATGCACCAGAGGCATTGTTGTACGCATGCTTGATCCAGGCCTACAGCTACACCAAGGGGCCTGCGGACATGATGCAGTATTTCCGTGCAGCCTACAAAGAGGCCATACAGGGCTTGGGCGCTGAGCAGCAGGGTCGCCGCCGTCGTGATGAATATCGAGATGGTATGCTTCGTATTCCACTTAAGTCGGAGTCACCTGGACCATGATCACACCCCTTGTTCAAGCTTCTATGGGAAGCGTTTTTGTCGAGACAACGCAGGCACGCGGCTGGACAGCCGAAGAGTTGGCCGTCCGTGCTGCTGACAAAATTATCTACATTGGAGACCAGTCGCATCCTGCAGTGCAGGCGCAGGCTCGGGCATTTAAGGAAAACGTCAAACAAGTGGTGGCGTTTTATTTGAAAGAGGCGATTGAGCAGGACAGGGCGACAATTGCAGCCAGGCTTACCCAAGCCGGGCATCCCAACTTGGTTCACTTACTAGGAGAGTAAAAATGGCATTTTCAGGCAACTTTATGTGCACCAGCTTTAAAACAGAGCTGATGCAAGCCGTGCACAACTTCACCGCCGGCACCGGCAATACGTTTAAGCTGGCCCTGTACGACAACAGCGCGTCTTTCACGGCCGCGACTACTGCTTACACTGCCACCAACGAAGTGCCGAACTCTGGCACGTATGCAGCAGGCGGCGGCACGTTGACCAACGTCACGCCCACGTCCAGCGGTACCACCGCATTTACGGACTTTGCTGACCTGTCATTTACCAGCGCAACTATCACCGCTTATGGCGCGTTGATTTACAACGACACGGCGGCAGGCAACCCAACCGTTTGCGTGCTGGATTTTGGTGGTGCAAAGACGTCTACCGTCGGCACTTTTACCATCATCTTCCCAACTGCTGACGCTACAAATGCAATTATCCGAATTGCATAAAAGTTGTAGATGTCCAATGCAGCTGTTGCCTTTGACGGATGGAACGCGTCTGGCGTAGCCTGGGGAGACCAGCCTTGGGGGGAGGGCGCGCTTGATATTGCCGCAACTGGAGCGGTAGGAACAGCCACGACAGATCAAGGCGTCACTGTCAACCTCGTCGGGGTAGAGGCAACCGCTTCCGTTGGACAAGTAACGGTAGATATCGCGGGTTCCATATCCGTGCCTGTTACCGGGGTAACAAGCACGGCGTTTGTCGGTCAGGTAGCAGTAGGGGAAGGGGTTTCTGCAGCGGTTACTGGAATAGCGGGCACCGGGTTTGTCGGTCAGGTGGCGACAGAGGGGACTGCATCCGTTACTGTTACGGGAGTACAAGGAGTTGCTTCCGTCGGCCAAGTTGCAGTGAATACATCGGGCTCCGTATCAGTCCCTGTCACAGGGATAGAGGGTACTGTATTTGTCGGCCAAGTAGCGGTGGAGGAAGGGACCTCCGCAGCTGTCACTGGTGTGGGTGGCACAGCGTCTGTCGGTCAGGTAGCGGTGGAGGGGACGGCATCCGTCGCTGTTACGGGAGTGCAAGGGATTGCCTCCGTTGGCCAAGTCGCGGTAAGCGCCTCCGGCTCCGTATCAGTCGCTGTTATGGGGGTGCAAGGAGTTGCTTCCGTTGGCCAAGTAACAACACAGGGAACGGCATCCGTCGATCTCACAGGTGTGACAGGGGTAGCTCTCCTCGGCCAGGTAGCAGTAGGAGAGAGTGTCGATGTTTCCGTTACGGGAGTGACGGGCACGACATCCGTCGGCCAAGTTGCGGTAGATGCAGCAGCAGTGACGACCGTTACGGGAGTGACGGGCACGACATCCGTTGGTCAAGTAACAACACAGGGAACGGCATCCGTTTCTGTTACGGGGGTGCAAGCAGCAGGCATCGTAGGGGCCCTTGTTTTTGTAGATGTGACGGTGCTTGTAACCGGGGTGCAGGCGATAGGGAGGATTTCAAACGTCCTTGTTTGGGGAGTTGTTAACGACAGCAACACTATTGCATGGCAGCCCGTTAGCGACGAGAATACCGTTACATGGACTGCAGTTTCTACATGAGGAATAATTATGGCAAGTACCTTTTCAGACCTTAAGTTTGAGCTTATTGGCACTGGAGATCAGGCAGGCAACTGGGGCCAGACTACCAATGACAATATCGGCACGGCCATTGAACAGGCAATCACAGGTCTTGGAAATCCTGTTTTTACAACAGATGCAGACCTGACGATCACCCTTACGGACACGGTTGCCCTGCAGACGGCAAGGGCCTTGGTTCTAAACGCCACGTCTACGGGAAGTCTTTCCGCGACCCGCAGCCTGGTGGTTCCAACGATTGAAAAACAGTACATCGTCCAAAACAACACGTCGGGCGGACAAAGCATTGTTGTAAAAACAACCGCAGGGACGGGCATCACGGTCCTTAACGGAAGCAAGATGCACCTGTACGTGGACGGGGTGAACGTAGTGGACGCCGTTTCGCGCTTCAGCGCCCTTACCCTTGCTGCGGCGCTTCCTATTACAAGTGGCGGGACGGGCACTACTACACCAAGTCTTGTCGCTGGCACCAATGTCACTGTTACCGGCACATGGCCAAATCAGACTATTGCTTCAACAGGCGGTGGCGGTGGCGGCGTATCGGCAGCGACGGTATACGGATTAATAACAATTTTCGGAGTTTGATATGGCAGCACCAAATTTAATCGCAGCAACGGCAATCTACGGAAAGACAACAGCGGTGAGTCTAACAACAACCTCCGCAACTTCCGTGTTGAGCAATGCAGCCAGCAGTGGAAAATGCCTAAAGATTAATACTGTTAACGTAGCTAACACTACCGCTAGTACGGCCACCATAACGCTGGTTTGGAATAATGCCGCTAGTTTAGCAGGGACAAGTTTTGCAATTGCAAGTACTGTATCAGTGCCTGCCAACACTACTTTAAACATTATTGATAAAACAAGTCAGTATTATTTGGAAGAAAATCAAAGTCTAGGTGCAACTGCATCGACATCAACAGCGTTAGTTGTTACTTGCAGCTACGAGGATATAAGCTAATGGTTAAACGATACGAAGGCGGTTTGATTTCCGCCACTCCACCAGCCGCAACTGACAATGCTACCAGTGCGGTCTGGGGTATTAGCGAGCAAATCCAGTTAAAACAAGCGGGGAATTGGCCAATACTTGCAGTTCTTCCGCCACCAACAGTTGAGTACCTTGTTGTGGCAGGGGGCGGTGGTGGTGGGGGCTGGTCGGGCGGGGGTGGTGGCGCAGGGGGGTTCCTTACTGCATCAGGGTTTGCAGTTTCCTCTGGTACCGCCATTACAGTGACAGTGGGAGCAGGCGGCACTGGCCAGCCGCCCGGCGTAAATGCTGCTTACACAAACGGTAGTAATTCTGTTTTCAGTAGTATAACTTCTACTGGTGGAGGTCGTGGGGGAAACTTTACCAGTGCCGGATTAAACGGCCAAAATGGCGGCTCGGGAGGCGGGGGTTCATATACTGGTGGCCCAAACCTTATACCGGGTACGGGGACATCGGGCCAAGGTAACGCCGGTGGCGTTGGCAACGCTGGTCCCAGTACTTATAGTGGCGGAGGAGGTGGAGGAGCCTCTGCTGTTGGAGGTGCAGCGGGAGCCGGTGGTGCAGCCGGCTCCACAGCTGGAGCCGGCGGGGCAGGTACTGTATCAAGTATCTCCGGGTCTGCCGTGACATATGCCGGAGGCGGAGGAGGTGGGACTTTTAGCGGTGTAGGGGGTCCAGGAGGAGCTGGTGGTGGTGGAGACGGTGGAACAAGAACCGTCGGAGTACCTACTATCGGCGCTAGTGGTACTGTGAATACAGGAGGTGGAGGTGGAGGTGCAGGAACCACCGGTGGCACCGGCTCGAATCAATTAGGCGGCGGTGCTGGTGGTTCTGGTATTGTGATTATTAGATACTCTACTGCATATATCGCTGCAACCTCCACAACAGGCAGTCCAACAATTACAGTGGCCGGTGGATTTAGGATTTATAAATTTACCGGCTCTGGTTCGATAACATTCTAAGGAAGGCCATGGCACATTTTGCAGAAATAGGGCTAAACAACACCGTGCAACAAGTTATTGTTGTAAACAATATCGAGTTGTTGGACGAGAATGGGGTTGAACAGGAATCTATAGGTCAAGAATTTTGTCGTAACCTGCTGGGGGGCACATGGATTCAAGCCAGTTACAACCGCCAGTTTCGTAAAAACTTTCCGGGCATGGGTTACACATACGATTTAACTCGTGATGCCTTTATTCCCCCAAAACCTTACCAGAGCTGGGTACTAGATGAGCAAACCTGCTTGTGGGTTGCACCTGTACCATTGCCTGGGGACGACAGGTCGTACCGGTGGGATGAGGATTCAACCACCTGGATCGAAATAACCACTCAAATAGGGGTTTAATCATGGCAAGTACCTTTTCAGACCTTAAGTTTGAGCTGATCGGCAGCGGCGAGCAGTCGAACACTTGGGGCGACACGACCAACACCAACATTGGCACGGCCATTGAACAGGCTATCACTGGCCTGGGCAACCCGGTGTTTTTGACGGACACCAACCTGACTATTGATTTGACGGACCTGCTGGGGCCCGCTTTGCAGACAGCGCGAGCCTTGGTCCTCAATGCAACATCTGTGGGCAATTTGACCGCGACCCGCGAACTGGTCGTCCCGACAATCGAAAAGCAGTATCTGGTCCACAACAACACGTCTGGCGGCCAAAGCATTACCGTAAAAACGTCCGCAGGGACGGGCATCACCATTCCCAATGGCGCAAAGATGCACCTGTATGTGAACGGGGTGAACGTAATTGATGCTGTCACGCATTTCAGTGCCTTGACCCTTGGTGCGGCACTGCCTGTTACGAGTGGCGGAACAGGGGCTACGACTTCGACAGGCACGGGCAGTAACGTGCTGTCTAACAGCCCAACGCTGGTTACACCGGCTTTAGGCACCCCTTCCAGCGGAACGCTGACCAATGCCACGGGCCTGCCCTTGTCAACGGGCGTGACGGGATTGTTGCCAGTTGCCAACGGCGGGACAGGCACTGCCACCCCTTCCTTGGTGCAGGGGACCAACGTCACGATCACAGGCACTTGGCCAAATCAAACTGTTAGCGCCGTTGGGGTGGGCAACCTTACGGGCGCAGTGACTTCGGTAGGAACGGCCACCTCTCTGGGCTCGTTCACTTCTGCCAACCTGGCCGGAGCTTTGACGGACGAGACGGGCAGTGGCGCGGCTGTTTTTGCAAATAGCCCTACCCTCGTTACGCCCGCCCTTGGAACGCCTTCGGCGCTTGTGGGCACAAACATCACCGGCACGGCGGCAGGCCTGACAGCAGGCAGCGTGACGACCAACGCCAACCTCACGGGGGCGGTCACGTCAACGGGGAATGCCACTTCTTTGGGGTCGTTTACCTCCGCTAATTTGGCCGGGGCGCTGACAGACGAGACGGGCAGTGGCGCGGCTGTTTTTGCAACCAGCCCAACTCTTGTGACACCGGTGTTGGGCACACCCACCAGTGGGACATTGACCAACTGCACCGTAGATGGAACGGCCAGCGTAGGCTATCGAAATATTCCTAAATCCGGGACTACCAAGACATCCAGCTATACGCTGGTGCTGGGGGATGTGGGCAAGTTTATTGAATTGCAAACAGGGGGCACTGTTGTAATTCCGGGCACCGTGTTTGATGTAGGAGATGTCATCAGCATCATCAACAACACAAGTGCAACCATTACTTGCACCTGCTCGGCTGTTACGGACGTCTACAAAGCAGGGACGAACGATGACATTGGTTCTTTTGGCATTTTGACGCGGGGGTTGGCCACTGTCTTCTTTATTTCTGCCTCACGTGCAATAGTGTCGGGAAACCTGTCATGAGCGGGATTTTTAACCTTGTTCTTGCCAGCTTCGGAAGCGCCGCTTCCCCGGTGGGGCTATTAGCGGTCATCAGCAATCCCAACGGCAATGCCGTTTCAGCCCCAAACATGGCCATAAGAAACGACCAGTTAAACGCGTCTGTGCAGACTTCTGCGTCGGGATTCCAGCAGCTTACGGCACTGGGTATCCCACTTACACTAGACAACATTACCTGGCAAACTGCGCTTACGGATGGGGCAGACTTTCAAGGTGCTTCTGGAATTGCGATTGACTCTGCCGGCAACCCTGTAATAGCCGGGTCTAAGCTTATTACTTCCAGCAGTTTTAACACTGGATACGTTGTGAAATTCAACAACAGCGGCGTTGTTCAATGGCAGACTCGGATAAACAATAACTCGGACTTTTTTGGGCTTACTATAGACTCCAGCGACAATATTTATTGCGCGGGTGCCGCAAGGTTTTTTGCTACAAGCCGCACTGACATATATGTGGTCAAGTTCAACTCCTCCGGCACTGTTCAGCTTCGACGCACCATTGGGGACACTGGCACACCGTTTGAATCCGCGAGCAGTGTCTCAATAAACAATGCCGACTACTTTAATGTGGCTGCAACATCCGACGCACCCGGCAATGTCGACTCGGCTTTCCTTATCCTTGATCGATCAACAGGGGCAACAATAGGAGCAACAACCCAACGAGATGCGGGGGGATCGGGCCGCCAAGAGGGAGCATATGTGCTTCGTGGAGAAGCAGATACGGTGAGCTATTTCCTGGTCAATACATATGCCACGTTAAGCGCCGGAAGCAGATCAAGTCAAGTACTGCTAAGGCACACCAACGCTACCGGCTTTCCATATCAGCGGCAACTTAGCTCTACTACCAGCATTTACGCTGTCGCTGCGGCTATGAGCCCAGGTAACACGTATGTTTATACCTGCGCTAGATTGGTAAGTTCCGACGGCCTAAGGGAAGAACTGCTCATTGCCAAGTACAGCGCTGACACCAGCGGAACCCTTGTGTGGCAGCGAAAACTAGCCTGCCCAGCAGCAACTATTACTGCGAAGTCAATTGCAGTGGACTCCCTTGACAACGTGTACGTAACCCTGTCTCAAGTGTCGTCCGGATTGTCGGACAGAGTACTGATCTTAAAAGTCCCTGGAAGTGGGGCAGGCGCTGGGAACTCCGTTGTCATCGACAGCAGGACATATACATACTCGGCATCGACCGTAACCGCCTCTTCAGGGGGACTTCTTGTCTCTAGTTACAGTCCGTCTAATATCCAGCATACCGAGGGAGTAGTGACTCCAACTGCGGCGAGCGCAGCTAATACTTTAACAATAGCCGACCAGACGCTATAACTTACGTAAAGGAGCAACCATGAGACTACTTGCTATGGCCGTCTGCGCCCTGTCCTTGACAGGCTGCGCCACTGCCGAGTACCAGGCCTATGCTGACGCCCATAAGGCTCAAGCAGCGGCCCAAACAGCCCGATTCCAAGCCCTGGCTGATATTGCCCGGCAAGGTGATACCACGGCCAAGGTTGCGGCTGTCATGTCCTTGCAAATGGGCGGGGGCCAGCAGGCCACTCAGATCAGTGCCCCCAAATCATGGGCCGATTACGCCATGCAGTGGACTGGTCTGCTACTGCCCACGCTTGGGCAGGTGTACACCGTGAACAAGCAGACCACACTGGGCATGCGCCAGTCTGACAATGCAACAGCGCTGGGCGTCAGCACCAACGCAGCGTTTGTGGGCATCGCCTCGCAGATTCAAGCACCAGCGGCCAACATGACCATCAGCGGCACAGGTGTGATCGGTGCAGGTACTTATTCAATTGGAGCAAACAGTGGTCAAAACTCTGGCAACAGTGGTCGCTTGGCTGGTGGTGGTATTACTGACAATACGGCTGTACCAACTGTGGTGACCAGCACCAACACCACCACGACCAACACCATCACACCCGCAGTGGTGCCATGAAAGACTGGGCTGTTGCATTCATTGCAGCGGCCCTTATTGTTGGGCTGGCGGTGTGGTGCGCCCGCGTTTTAATCTGGAGTTTGAATGGCGGATTCTGGCGATAAAGCCCTCGGCGTGCTGGACAAGGTGCTGGCCTATGTCGATTCACCCTTTAAGCTGGTCGCCATCCTCGTCATGGG